GCTAGGTGTCTTAGAACTAGGTTCTGTTCCTGATTCAGAGACTGTGGCTAATTCGTCTTTAGCTTTAAACCTTTTTGTTAAGCAGATGGCCACAGAAGGCTTAAAACTTTGGACAGTAAATGAACTTGTTCTTCCTTTAGTTAATGGGCAGACTGAATATTCTATTGGGCCTGCCTCTCAAAATCCTACAGTGGATTTAGATACCGCTAAACCTTTAAAGGTTATTCAAGCTTGGCTACGTCAAACAACTGTAACTCCAAACATTGATACCCCTATTCAAATTCTTAGCCAACAAGAATATAATACTTTAGGTTCTAAGTTTAGTACAGGTGTTGCTAACTCTATCTATTATCAGATTCGTCAGAACACAGGTAATCTATATGCTTATTTGACACCTAACTCAAATGCTGCATATCAATATGATTTGCACTTTATGGCTCAACAGCCTATTGAAGACATTAATTATGGTTCTTCTATTCCTAACTTCCCTACTGAGTGGATGAATACTTTAGTATGGAACTTAGCAGACCAACTTGCTATTGAATATTCTGTTCCTGGTAATCATCGTCAAGAGATTGCTGCAAGAGCTAAAGCATATCGTGACCAGTTATCAGACTGGGATGTGGAATCTACTTCTACTTTCTTCCAAGCTGACCTGCGTATGGCTAATGTAAAATTCGGACAACCTAACTAATATGCCTATTATTAGAGTACCTTTATCTCAGCCTATTGAGACCAGAGATGGTTTCTTAAACACTGACTCTAAATGTGTCAATGGTTACTTTGAGATGACTAACGGCAAACGTGAGTTTGTTAAGCGTCCTGGCCTGACTGAAGTGGTAACCACGCCTACACTGCCTGTAGCGCAAGGACAGGGGCTATCATACTTTAATGGTTTCTTGTTTGCAGCTATTAACAATGTACTCTACAAGATTGACCCTACTACCTATGCAGTAACTACAATAGGAACAATGACGGGCACAATAGGAGGTAAAGTACAGCAATGTTATTTTAATCAGACATTAAACAATACCTACTTGTTTGTTCAGAATCAAGTACATGGTTATACTTATAATCCTGCTACAGGTGCTTTTATCCAATTAAAGGATGATAATGTTGTTTCTGTAGTGGTTGAGACAGGCGGTCAAGCCTATACAAACCCTTCAGTAACTTTCTCAGCCCCTGCAGGAGGCGGTACAACAGCGACAGGCACAGTAGTTACTACAGGAAGTTCCATAACTAATATTGCCATCAACATAGGCGGTAGTGGTTATACATCAACCCCTACAGTAGTTATTGGTACTCTTTGGACCACAGGTGCTACTGTTACGGTAGGGCAACAAGTCTATTATGGTAGCAATCTTTATACTTATACTATATCAGGCGTAACAGGTGCTACAGCTCCTGCCTTTACTAGTGGTACAGCTACAGATGGTACGGCTACTATTGCTTACTCAGGTACTGTAGCTACTGCTGTGGCAACAATTAGTAATGGTGTAGTAAACTCCATCACCATGTCTAATGAAGGTAGTGGCTATAATGCTGCTCCTATTATTAGCTTTACAGGCGGGGATGGTACAGGAACAACAGCCACGGCTACTTGGCAGGGTGGTGTTGTTACTGGTGTAACTGTTACTAATGGCGGCTCAGGTTATACTTCTACAGATACTATTGTACTTACCTTTACAGATAACACAGGCTCTGGGGCTGCTGCTTTAGCTTCTTTAAATGGGTTTCCTACAGGACAGTTAGTTGCTGGTGCGCCTTACTTGGATACTTATACTATTATCGGTGGTGCAAACGGAGAAATCTTTACCTCCGACCCTAACGACCCTACATCATGGAATGCTTTAAATTACATCACTGCTGAATCAGACCCTGATAATCAAGTAGGACTTTGTAAGCATTTAAACTACATTCTTAGCTTTGGTCAATATTCAATAGAATTCTTCTATGACGCTGGTAATTACCCAGGCTCTCCTTTATCGGTTGCCTCATCATACAAGATTGAACTAGGCTGTGCTAATGGTAATTCCATTGTCAGTATTGAGAACGTAGTCTTCTTTGTAGGTACATCTCAGGACTTAGGCCCCTCAGTCTATGCTATCTCTGGTACGTCTCCTTCTAAGATTTCTACTCCGTTTATTGACCGTATTATTCAAAATAGTACTTTAACAGACGTAAGAGCCTATCCTCTACGTATTAATGGACACACCTTTTATATCTTGACATTAGCTGATTTAAATGTTACAATAGTATACGATGCTAATGAAAAAGTTTGGACTCAGTGGACTATGTGGGCTAAGGGAGATGTAGATTCAGGCGTTCCAGGTATATATGCTGAACAATACTTCCGTCCTAGCTTCTATGCAGGTAATGGCAGTATCTACTACGTATTAGATGACGATAACGGTAAACTATACACTGTTTCAGACCATGTATACAATGATGCTGGTGCTCCTATTTATTATCGCTCAGTAACTGATTTGTTAGATAGCGGTACTACTAAACGTAAGTTTTATCAACGTGTTGAGATTGTCGGTGATAAACAATCAGCAGTTATGAATATTCGTCATACAGATGATGACTATAAGTCTTGGTCTCCTTATCGCACAGTTAACTTAGCTGCACAACGTCCTCAGATTTATCAAACAGGACAAGCACGTCGTAGAGCATGGGAGTTTCTCTGTACAGATAATACTTCTTTAAGATTGTTAGCTGCTGAAGTAGACTTCGATATTGGTGAATTAGAACAAGACGGACCACAACAGATGCAATATAGGAACTAGTTATGATAACATTTCAGGTAGAGAATTATTCAGATGCACTGAATGATTTAATTAAAATCTATCCTGAACATTATGCAGAACTAGAAGAAGGCTTTAAAGGTGGTTACGAACTAGAACCTAACTGGGAAAGCTACTACGGTCTAGAACAAGCAGGCATGTTACATCTTATAACATGTCGTAAAGAGCAAGAATTAATTGGGTACATGATGTTTATAGTATGTGCTCCCTTACATGTTAAGTCTTGCTTAACAGCACTAGAGGATATTTACTATCTTCGTAAAGAACACAGAAAAGGTAGGACAGGTATCAAGATGTTTCAGTTTTCTGAACAACATCTCAAGAGCCTTAATGTTAATAGGATAATGTGTAGCACTAAAGTACACCTAGACAATTCTAGACTACTTGAATACTTAGGTTACACATTCATGGAAAAACTGTATAGTAAATTTATTTAAGGAACAATCATGGGTAGCGTAGTTAGTGGAATCGGTAATGCAATCGGTGGACTCTTTGGCGGAGGCTCACAGCAACCAAACGTACCTCAACCAGCAGGTCTAAGTACTTACGACCCTTATTCACCATACCGTGCTGGGGCTGCTTCACAGTTAAATGCACTGGTGAGTAACCCTTCGTCAGCTTTGTCTTCTCCTGGTTATCAACAAACTTTACAGCAAGGCACACGAACAGCACAAGCTGCAGGAGCTGCTACAGGAACACTACAGTCAGGCGGTCAGTCTGCTGCTTTGCAGTCTCTTGGTCAATCTAATTTTGGTAGTTACTACAACCAAATGTTCCAGCAGTTATCTACTTTATCAGGTGCTGCCCAGTCTCCTGCCTCTGCTGCTCAAGCACAGTACTCTGGTCAACTAGGTGCTGCAGGTCTACAGAATCAAATTAATGCACAAGGTCAATCTAATATTTTAGGTATGGGTTCTATCGGTGCTGGTCTATATGGTAACTTAACTTCTGCTAATGCCTTGAACAACTTGGCTACTACCTTAGGCGGTGGCGGTGGTGGAGCTAGTGCTGGTAATTTCTCTACTATGGGCGGTGTTACAGGTGCTACTGACCTTTCTGCTTTAGGTGGTTACGGAGGTGCTGCAGGTGCTTCTGGTGCTGGTGATGCTGCTTTTGCAGCATTCTTGATGTAAGGATAATATGCCAATGTACAACTTAGCTGACATCGTCAGCACAGGCTATCAAACAGGTGCTAAGATTGGGCAGGATATTACTGCTGGTAATATTCTACAGGAAGCCTATAAAGGTGTAGACGCTGCTGACCCACAAGCTGCGGTTACTATAAACCAGAAAGCTGCACAGTTAGCTGGTATGACTGGCAATGCTTCACTTGCTCATACCTTTCAAAAAGAAGCTTCTTCTTTAGTTACTGATGCTCAAAAGCAACAACTAGATAAAACAACCACACAATTAAAACAACTTGACTTAGGTTCTCGTGTTGCTAAAAATGCAAAAACTGAAAGCGACCTTTATGGTGCTTTAGATACTGCTGGTTTAGATACTAATACTAAGATGGTTCTTAGACAGCAAATCAGTAACTTTAAAAAACCTGATGGTACTTTTGATATTGAAGGTGCTCGTAAGATGGTTGTTGGTTTAGGCACAAGCGAAGCACAAGACTTAGCTGCTCAGATTAAAGTGTTACAAGCTAATGAAAAGATTCGTCATGACATGGCTATGGAAGGTATTTCTTTAGAACGTACTCGCAACTCTGCTGCACGTAAAGATAATATCAAAGGTTCTCCTGAAGCTCCTCTAGGTGCTATTAAGCGTCAATCAGCTACATTAAAAGATGAACTAGGTGATGTTCAAGTTAAGGACGCTTCTGGTAACTTAGTTCCTATGTCTGATGCTCAAAGAGCTACTGTAGCTTCTCGCATTGAGAACGAAGGCCGTCAACGTTACAAGAACAACCCACAAGACTACGCAAGCAGACAAGACGCTGTTGACGAAGCTCGTGATGACATTATTTCTCAGGACTTCGGCACTACAAGAACTAAGAGCACCATTGCTGGAATTGAAGTTCCTTTCACAGGCAAAGATGAAACTGTATATAAGCCTAAAGAAGCTGCTAAGCCTGCTGCAAAGAAAGCCACTAAAGGTGCTTACTCTGCCGACCAGACTGCTTGGATTGATAGAGCAATGAAGGCTAATCCAGACATGTCTCGTGAAGAGATTATCTCTGAAGGTAAGAAACTTAAAAAACTTTAATTGGGAATTTGAATGGCATTTATCGACCCAGATGCAGCACAAGCTCCTAAAGCTTCCGTTGAGGTTAAGCCTGCTCCTAAAGGCTTTGTAGACCCTGATGCAGCATCAACTACTCAAGATGATTCTATTCCTGATAGAAGTACTTGGGGTAAGCGTGAAGACGGTAGCCCTAAAGGTGGAGGCTTTCTTGGTGTCTTAAAACGACCTGGAGGCGGTATCTCTACTGAGATATCTATTGGCGTCCCTATTAACGGTAAAGAAACAGAGATACCTACTCTTGTTCCTACTCTTGATGAGAAGGAAAAGAACTGGCTTCTTACTCATAGTCCTAAAGATAAGATGCCTGAGTCAATCCGTCAGAAAGCTGTTGCTCATGCTGAGGAAAGAATTAAAGCAGGTAAGAGTCCTTTTGCTGGTACAGAAGACGAA